TTACACCAGGCTTGCACCAACTAATTAAATAGATAAGGCAATTCACTATAGAGTGTCGGCTAGTCAAGCAAGTATCGATATTTCTGTAGGCAAATTACGTTTTTTCTGCGGTACTACACCTCAAAAACGTGGGTGCGGACTGTATGCGATAAATTACCGATCAAACACATGAACGAACAAACAAAGTCATTAATGAAACATATTTTAGATAAATATAAAAACATACAAGCAGTTACATTCTCAACGCACAACAACGATCTTGTAATTAATTTTTCAGGATTTGAAAGCGAAGAAGATTTAAAAGACTTTGCAGATTTTGTATTTACTAAAATCAAAATGCAATATGTGGATCTGCAGAAGATGCCTAGCATTCACTAATGAAAGTTGTTCTACCTTATACACCAAGAAAACAACAAGCCTACGTTCATAATGAATTAAGTAAATACAGGTATGCGGTTCTGTGTTGTCATAGAAGATTTGGCAAAACAGTTTTATGTATTAATCATTTAATTAAAATGGCGATGACGAATAGAAATCATCAGCCACGATATGCTTATATTGCACCGACTTATAGTCAGGCAAAAAAGATAGCCTGGGATTATTTAAAACATTTTACCGACAAGATACCTGGCACAAAATATAACGAAACAGAGTTACGTTGTGATTTAGTTAATGGTGCTAGAATAACTTTATTGTCATCTGAAAATCCTGATAGCATTAGAGGAATATATTTAGATGGCTGTATTATTGATGAGGCTGCACAAGTACAAGCAGCTTTAATAGATGAAGTTATTACTCCTGCATTATCGGACCGCAAAGGATTTATGATCCTAGTTGGAACGCCAGCAGGTATGAATAATTTATTTTACGATTATTACCAAAAAGCACAAAGCAATAAGAATTGGTTTTTATATAAAGCAAAAGCCTCTGATACAAAGATAGTTGATAAAGAGGAATTGCAAGCCGCTCTTGGAGTTATGGGGGTTGCTAAATATAACCAAGAATTTGAGTGTTCTTTTATTGGTAATATTAGAGGCTCTATTTATGGAGATCTACTAAGCAAACTTGAAGATAAAAAACAAGTTGCTTCTATTCCTTATGATCCTGCTTATCCTGTGCATACTGCCTGGGATATTGGATTTAGCGATAGCACATCTATAATATTTTTTCAGCAGATCGGACACGCTATTCACATTATTGATTACTATGAAAATAATAATCAAGCGTTTCCACACTATGCGCAAGTCTTAAAAGAAAAAGATTTTGTGTACGAAAATCACTACGCACCACATGATATAGAAGTTACAGACTTTGCATCTGGTAAGACCAGAAGAGAAGTTGCTTATCAAATGGGGATTAGATTTAGAGTAGCACCAAAAATTTCATTAGAAGATGGAATACATAGTGTGAAAATGGTTTTAGAGAGATGTTTTATTAATATTGATAACTGCTCTAAATTAATAAATGCACTTCGTCATTATCACCGAAAGTATAATGACAAAGACAGAGTATATAAACTTTCAGTAAATCACGATTGGTCATCTCATGCAGCAGATGCTTTGAGAACCTTAGCCGTTGGTTTGCAAGAAGTTAAAATTTTTAACAACAGCAGCCGACAACAAGTGGCTGACAACCAATTTAATATATTATGAGTTTTATTTTTGGAAAACCAAAAATGCCAGAACCTCCAAAATTTATAGAGCCAAAAGTTGAGGCGGTTCCAAATTTTGAAGATGTAAAAAGAAGAGAAGCAGAAGATCTTGCGATGCGTGAAAGTATGGCCAGACGAAGAGGCAGACGTTCTACAATATTAACAGGCACAGGACTTACAAGTTCTCCTGAGTTAGATAATAAAACTTTATTAGGCGCTTAATCATGGGGTTAGGAAAAAAGATTGTTGATATAATGCAACAAGCTAAAGCAATTGAAAAAGTTAAACAAACAGAAAAATCTTCAGCAGTTGCTAAAGAAGTTTCAAATACAAAATTACCAATGTCAAAAAGAAGAACAAGATCTTTGCAAAAACAAAGTCAGTTAAATAACCAAACAACTTTACTAGGAGGTTAACATGGGTGGACCTATTCCAAATCCGTTTAAATCAAAACCAAAAGCACAAGAGCAACCGCAAGTGCCAGCACAAATGGAAGCACCAAAACCAGCTACCGTTCCTGCAGGACCAACTGCTGTCGAGATGACAGATCAAAGATTAATTGATGCAAGACGTAGAGGCAGACGTGCAAATATTTTGACAGGCGTTACAGGACCTGCAGACACATTGTCTTTAGGTTATAGATCTTTACTTGGATAATAAATGCAAGAACAAAATTTAAGAGATCTCTCACGAGATTTAAAAAGAAATTTATCTAGGTTAATGGAGCAAAGAAGTAACTTTGAAAGCCATTGGCAAGAAATAGCAGATGTACTGCTGCCTAGACGAGCCGACATTACAAAAGAACGAGCAAAAGGCGACAAGCGAAACACTGAAATATTTGATGGAACAGCCATACATTCGCTCGAACTTTTGGCAGCTTCACTACATGGAATGTTAACCTCATCTGCAAATAGATGGTTTTCTCTAAGATTTAAAGAGCCAATTCTAAATGATGAGGATGAAGCGAAAGAGTGGTTGGATGATGCAACAAATAAAATGTATGTAGCTTTTAACCGTTCTAATTTTCAGCAAGAAGTATTTGAGTGTTACCATGATTTAATTGCATTCGGTACCGCTTGTTTAATGATCGAAGAAGATCGAGAGGACATCGTTCGTTTTTCATCAAGACATATAAAAGAATTATACATAATGGAAAATGACAAAGGATTTGTTGATACCATTTATCGTAAATTTAAAATGCCAGCTCAGGCAATCGTTGCAAAATTTGGCGGTGAGAATGTAAGCTCTGCTATTCAAAACGCATTTAAAAAAAATCCATTTGATGAAATATCTTTAGTTCATGTTGTACGACCAAGATTAATGTACGATGAGAAGAAAAAAGATAAAAAGAATATGCCGTTTGAAAGTATTTATTTTGAATACGAAAGCGGACATATTATTTCACAAGGAGGATTTAAAGAACTTCCTTACGTTGTACCAAGATATTTAAAAGGCTCATCAGAGATATACGGCAGATCTCCTGGAATGAATGCTTTACCTGATGTTAAAGTTTTAAACAAAATGGTTGAGGTATCATTAAAGGCCGCAGCTAAGATGGTTGATCCACCATTATTAGTTCCTGATGATAGTATGATTTTGCCTGTTCGTACATCTCCAGGTTCATTAAATTATTATCGATCAGGCTCACGAGATAAAATTGAACCATTACAAATAGGTGCAAACTCTCCGCTTGGAATTAATTTAGAAAACCAAAGACGAGATGCGATTGCAAAAACTTTTTATGTAGATCAATTAATGATGTCTAGTTCTAATCGTTCTATGACAGCCACAGAAGTTACGGCTCGTAATGAAGAACGAATGAGAATTTTAGGACCAGCATTATCAAGATTACAAAACGAATTATTGCAGCCAATGATTATTCGTGTGTTTAATATTATGTTAAGAAATAATTTATTTGTTCAAGCTCCACAAATGCTTGCTAATCAAGAAATTGATATTGAATATGTATCGCCTATGGCAATTGCACAAAGATCCCAAGAACTACAATCGATTATGAGAGGATTAGAAGTATTTGGCTCTATTAGCCAAGTATCTCCTGTAACAGATTATATTGATGAAAACGGTCTAGTTAAAACCATTATCAATGTTTTAGGATTACCTGCGAAGATGATTAGATCAGATGCGCAAGTAAGACAAAAAAGAGAGCAACAAGCACAACAACAACAAATGCAGATGCAAATGCAACAAGAACTCGCTGGTAGCGAAATTGCACGTAACGCTGCACCAATGGTGAAAGCTCTCAATGGAACACAACAACAACCACAATAAAAAATTTCTCGAACTTGTTGCTGATTACAAAATTGTATTCGGTAGCGATGAAGGAAAACGAGTTCTAAGCGATCTCGAAAAAAGATGTCATGAGTTTGTAACTACTCATCAAAAAGGTGATAGTCACGAAACAGCCTACTTAGAAGGTCAACGCTCTGTACTTATCTTTATTAAAAACGCTCTAAAACAAACTAACAGTTAAATAAATGGAAAATCAGACAACTGCTCCTGTAGCAACAGGACAATCTGATGTTCAACAAAATGTTGCTTCATCAGTACAAGCGCCAACAACTTTAGCGCAACCTGTATCTACACAGGCTAAACAGGAAAATAAAATAGATTTTAAATCTTTAATTCCTGAAAGTTATAAAGAAGAAAAATCATTACAAAATTTTAATGATATGGAAAGTTTTGTAAAAAGTTATCTACACGCACAAAAATTAGTAGGCATGGATAAAATTCCTGTTCCTAATAAATATGCAACAGATGAAGATTGGCAAGCCGTATTTAAAAAATTAGGTGCGCCAGAAACTCCAGATCAATATAAATATTCTTTTAAAGATGAGGAAGTTGATCCAAATCAGTTAAAAGAATTTAATCAAGCTGCACATAAATTAGGATTACTTCCTAAACAAGCAGAAGGATTAATAAAATTTTATAATGAGCTTAATCAAAATTCTGTACAGCAACAAGAAGCACAAGCTGCAACTGTTAGACAAGAAACAGAATTAAGTTTGAAAAAAGAATTTGGACCAGAGTTTAATAAAAGACTTGACCAAGCTAAAAGACTTGCAAGTTCAACTTTAGGTGCTGATTTTTTAAATAATACTATTTTACAAGATGGGTCCAGACTTGGTGATAATGTTTTATTAGTAAAAGCATTTTCACAACTTGCTGACAAATTATCGGAAGATGAAATTGTCAAAGGTGAAGGTTCTGGCTATCAAACCGCAGCCGACATCCAAAGAGAAATAGATACTCTTATGGAAGAAGGTTCTCCTTATTGGACAAGCGGTCATCCTAACCACAAGAGAGCTGTTGATGAAGTTTATAAACTTAGACAGTTATTAAATGGTTGAAAAACAAATTCTAACCGAACACGAAATACGCCTGGAATGCTTGCGTTTAGCTGTTGAATTCGCATCTGAAAATATCAAGCTAGATCCAATTCCTGTGGCGCAAAATTATTTCGATTGGGTAATGAAAAAAAATTCTATTGAGAAAATCCGTAAAGGATCTCAAAGATAAACGATGAAGTGTAATCGTTAAATACACAGGCAAGATCCAGATTTCTGGAAAATCGAACCGACTAATCAAAACTTAAACTAACAACAAGGAGATTGACAATATGTCAAACCAAATAACCACAGCTTTTGTACAGCAGTATTCAAACAATGTACAAATGTTGTCACAACAAAAAGGTTCTCTTCTTAGAGGTAGTGTGAGAGTTGAAAGCGTTGTAGGAAAAAATGCTTTCTTTGACCAAGTTGGTAGCGTAGCTGCCGTGTTAAGAACAACACGCCACGCAGAAACGCCTCAGTTGGATACTCCACATTCACGAAGAAGAGTATCTTTGGCTGATTATGAGTATGCTGATCTTATCGACAATCAAGATAAGTTAAGAACTCTAATCGATCCAACATCATCTTATGCTTTAGCTGCAGCTTATGCTTTAGGCAGAGCGCAAGACGATGTAATTATAAGCGCTGCAACAGGAACAGCATTCACAGGCGAAACAGGAAGTACATCTACTTCTTTGCCAGCTGGTAATGCAATTACTGAAGCATCAACAAACGGATTAACATTAACAAAATTAAGAAATGCTAAAAAAATTCTTGATAGCGGTGATGTAGATCCTTCAATTCCAAGATACATCATAGTAGCACCACAAGGTGTTATCGATTTACTTGGTGATACAAACGTTACAAGTTCTGACTACAATACAGTTAAAGCTCTTGTGAATGGTGAATTAAATACATTCATGGGTTTCAATTTTATTATGTCGAACAGACTTTCTAAATCTGGCAATTTAAGAAAAGCACTTGTGTACACACAAGATGCAATTCTTATGGCAGTTGGACAAGACATCATGACTAGAATTGATGAGCGATCAGATCGTGGTTACTCAACACAAGTCTATGTATGTCAATCCATTGGCGCAACCAGAATGGAAGAAGCTAAAGTTGTATCAATCGAATGTCACGAAGCATAGGAGGAATAAAATATGGCAACAGTATATTCAGTTCAAAAAACTAAATGGAGTCAGAATGTTCCTTCAGAAAACATCAAAACTAATGAACAAGGCGGAAAAGTAAGAATTGCTTTTGCAGAATACGAAGCAAGCTCACTTCAAATCGCTGACGTTATACAATTCTTTAACCTACCAAATGGTGCAAGAATTATTGACGGTTACTTAGCAAATGATGCTTTAGGAGCTTCAACTACATTATCCGTTGGATATGCGGCTCACACTAACGCAGCTGGAACAACAGTATCTGCTTCAGCGGCTAATTTTTTAGCAGCAACTTCAACATCATCAGCAGCAAGAACAGACATAGCAGCGACAATCGCTCTAGGTTCTGGTTCAGTTGTAGATGCAAATAAAGACGGAATGCCAATTACAGCAACACTTGCTGGCGGAGCGGCAACAGGAACGATCTATTTAACAATTAGATACGTTGTTGACTAATTCTTAGTCGAAATGGGGGAGGCGTAATTGCCTCCTCCTTCAATCATTCATGATAAAATTTATTTTAATAGGACTAGTGTGTTCACCTCTTTTAGAAGAGTGTTTTATAATTCAGCCAAAGATGGCTTTCAAAGATTTAGAAAGTTGCACTTATGCTGCAAAGTTTTTTGAGGAACGGTATTCCGTAGGATCAATTTCAGTAAAATTAAATTGTAAGGACAAATATATATGGCAAGCGTTGTAGAAATAGTTAATTCAGCATTAAATTTATTAGGAGCCTCAACTATTACAGCTCTTACGGATGACAGTAAAAATGCAAGAATTTGTAATCAAAGATATGAACCGATTAGAAATAGAATATTTAGATCGCATCCTTGGAACTGTTTATTAAAAAGAGTTCAACTCGCACAAGATGCAACGGCACCTGTGGTGGAATATGCTTATGCTTATACTTTGCCTGCAGATTGTTTAAGAGTTTTAAAAATACATACAGGCGCACTCGACAGTATTGAAGCTGATATTAAATATAACATTGAAGGTCGAAAATTAGTAACGGATGAAGCAACCGTTTATATTCTCTACGTTGCTTTAATTACCGATCCAAACGAATACGATACTTTTTTACAAGAAGCACTTGCTGCTCAACTTGCAGCCGATATTGCTTACGGTATTACCAACAATGCAACGCTTGCAAAATATTATCAAGAACAAGCAGATGAAAGATTAAGAGAAGCAAGATTTATTGATGCAACGGAAAATAGCATTAGTTCACTTGAAAGTAATGAATTCACAGATGCGAGGTTATAAATGCCTCGAACAACATTAGCGCTTACTTCTTTTGTATCTGGTGAGCTTGGCTCTAAACTAGATGGTAGAACTGATTTTGATAAATATAGAACAGGCTGCAAAACTTTAGAAAATTTTTTAGTCCATCCACAAGGAGCAGCGACTAGAAGAGTAGGTACACAATTTATTAGTGAAGTTAAAACTTCTGCTAATAAAACAAGATTAATACCGTTTGAGTTTTCAACAACACAAACTTATATTTTAGAATTCGGTAATCAGTACATTCGTTTTTATAAAGACAAAGGTCAAATTTTATCAAGTGGATCTGCTTATGAAATTGCATCACCTTATTTAACGGCTGAATTATTTGAAATTAAATTTGCTCAATCAGCAGACGTTTTATACATTTGTCATCCAAATCACGAAGTTCGAAAATTATCAAGAACAGGTCATACCAATTGGAGTTTAGATGAATTACTTTTTACTTACGGTCCATTTTTAGATGAAAATACTGAAACAACGACTTTAAGTGCAAGTGCGATTTCAGGAAATGGGATAACTATTACTGCATCAGCTGTAACAGGAATTAATAATAATACAGGTTTTCAAACATCTGATGTGGGTAGATTAGTTAGTATTGGTTATGGATTAGGATATGCAGAAATAACTGCACGAACTTCAACAACTGTGGTAACCGCTGATGTACTTGAAACATTAGCACCAAAAGTTAATCCATCTAAACTTTCAAAGGAAATTTCATCATCAGATACCACAATTGTTGTCGATAAAATTGATGATTACGCAACAACAGGTACAGTTAGAATTGATGATGAATTAATTACCTACACAGGCAAAGATGCAGCTACAAGAAGTCTTACAGGCTGTACTAGAGGAACTAGCTCAACAACCGCTGCAACTCACAGAACTTTAGCTTTTGTGTATAGTTCAGAAAATATTGCAACGACTAAATGGAAACTTGGAGCCTTTTCTGATTTTTCAGGTCATCCTGCTTGTGTATCTTTTTTTGAACAACGATTAGTTTTTGCTGGTACAAACACAGAGCCACAAACAATTTATTTTTCAAAATCTGGCGATTACGAAAACTTTGCAGCAGGAACTTTAGCAGATGATGCGATGATTTATACAATCGCTTCTAATCAGGTAAATAGAGTTCGATATTTAAAAGCACAACGAACATTAATTATAGGAACCACAGGCGGAGAATTTACAGTAACCGCAGATGGAACGGATGCTGCAGTTACACCAACAAACTTAACAATTAAAAAACAAAGTTCATTTGGAACTGCCGATGTCGATGCTTTACCTGTTGGTAATGCAGTTATCTTTTTACAAAAAGCAAAAAGAAAATTTAGAGAGTTAGCATACAATTTCGATAGTGACGGCTATGTCGCACCTGATCTTTGTATTTTAAATGATGCTGTAACTGATAGCGGAATAAATGAATTTACTTATCAGCAAGAGCCTTCAAGTATTTTGTGGGCTGTTCGAGATGATGGAATTTTAATTGGTCTTACTTATCAAAGATCTGAAAATGTAGTTGCTTGGCATAAACATAAATTAGGCGGTTCTTTTGGAACAAGTCAATTTGGTATTGTTGAAAGTATTGCATCTATTTCAGGAACTTTAGATGAAGATGAATTATGGATTATTGTTAAGCGCACCATTAATGGATCAACTAAAAGATATATTGAATGTTTTTCTGATTTTGATTTTGATGAAACGAACTCTACAGACTTTAAATTTTTAGATAGTTTTTTAACTTATACAGGACCATCTACTACATTAAATGGCAGTATTAATAATTCAACAGCTTCAATTACATTAACCGATGCTAGTTCATTTACTGCAACAGGAACTATTTTAATTGATAGTGAGCGTATTTCTTATTCAGGTAAATCGACAAATACTTTAACAGGCTGCACAAGAGGATTTAACAGTACCGCTGCAGCAGCGCACACAACAGGTGCTACTGTAAAACAAGTTGTAAATTCATTATCAGGATTATCACATCTTGAAGCACAATCTGTTGGCATCCTGGCAGATGGTGCAACGCACTCTAATAAAACTGTATCATCAGGTGCTATAAGTTTAGATCGATATATAAATAAAGCAGTTGTAGGTTTAAATTATTCAAGTGTACTTCAGACAATGCGAATTGAAGGAGGTGCTGAAGAAGGAACTTCACAAGGTAAAACTAAACGAATTTCAAAAGTTGTTCTTAGATTATTTGAAACTGTTGGAGTTAAAGTTGGACCAGATTTAGATAATTTAGAAACTATACCTTTTAGAAGTTCATCGGATCCAATGGACACTCCTGTTTCAACTTTTTTAGCAGGTGATAAGGAAATAGAATTTAGAGATGATTACAATACTGATGGATTTATTTTTGTAAAACAAGAACAGGCTTTACCTTGTTCAGTTCTTGCAATTTATCCAACCGTTGTAACATCTGATGGTTAATTATAAAGTTATTCCGTATCGTTCTACACATGGAACGGAAATTATAAATTACGGAATGAATGATCCGTTAATGGATCAGGATGCAGAAAATTACGAAAACAGAATTGATATTGCTGCACCAGGACTTTCATTTACTTTACTAGCCAATGAGCAGCCAATTGTATCAGGTGGAATTTATCCGCTCTGGCAAGGTTGTGCGGAAGGCTGGGTATTATCAAGTAAGGAAATATTTAAACACAAAATTAGAGCTGCCATTCTTGTTAAACGTAGAATGGATATGCTTTGTATTAACAATAAAATCTGGAGATTACAGACAGCAGTAAAAGAGGATTTTAAACTTGGCATACGTTTTGCAAAATGGCTTGGACTTCAAGAAGAAGGAGTAATGGTGCAATACGGTCCAGATAAAACTAACTACTACCGCATGGCTAAAATATATAAAATATGAGTTTTTTAGGAAATATCGCAGCAGCTGAAAGTGCTAGAGCAATTGGTAATTATAATAATAAAGTTTATCAACAACAAGCAGCGCTTAAAGAAAAACAAAAAGAACAAAGACGACAAATATTTAACGTAGTTACCAGACCACAAATTGTAAGAAAACAAGAAGCTGAATATTCACAATTTTTAGTTAACGCTTTAAAATCAGGTGCAGAATTTAGATCTGGTACCACTCCTTATTTAGTGGGTTTAGAGAATAAAAATATCCAAGCATTTAATATTGCAACAGCAGAATTTAATGCAATTACTGAAAGTGAAAACATCCAAAACGAAGCAATCATGTTGCGTTCACAAGGAGAAGGTGAATTGTTTAAAGCTAATCTTACAGCACGAAGTCAATATATTGCAGCCGTTGGTAGTTTATTAAGCGATGCCAATATGGCTTACGGTGCTTACGACAAATACACTAAAAGAACTTAATTATGGCTATTCTTAAAATTTCAGAAGTAATAACGCAGCCTGAAGGATTAAAAGTTCCGCAGTCAGCATCTTTGACTTTACCATTATCACTTGCAACTGAACAAGCATCAGGAATTGGTAATATTGGAAAACAATTAGTTAAGATTTACGAAGATCAAAAAGATAAAGAAGATAATAGCACTTATTTAGATATTATAAGTAAAATATCTCCAGAGCTTTCAACAATCTATTCTGCAGCATCTAATGAAACAAATGTATTAAAAGGTGCGCAAATGTTTAGAGATGCAATTAAAGAAAAAGATTTTTTATCTCAATATCCAGACATCAGTCGTAATGCTAAAGATAAAATTAATACTTGGCTTGTTAAACAACAAATAGAATTACTGCCAAAACTTTCAGCAAAGATTACTGAAAACAGTATTAAAAAAACTGAAATAACAAATGATAATTATTTAACACAACTAAATATAAAACGAGCAACCGTTACTAATGCTATTGATGCTAAATTTGGTGATGATGAGTTTGATAATTTTATAAAAAATCCTGCATTTAGAAGTATCTACGATGCAAAAGAATATGATAAAATTGTTAAAGATAAAAACTTACAATCGTTAAGATTTATTGTTGAAAATAACAATAAGATTGATCCTTTACTTACAATTAACAACGCTGAAACTATTGCAAATATATTTGGTGAAAAAAGAGCTGCATTAATTTTAGAAAATGCAAAAGCAAGATTAGTATCAGAAACCACTAAAAAACTTGATCGAGAAAAGTTTGAAATTCGAGCAACGACAGAATTACAAAATACTTATTTTGCTGAGCTTTCAACTCGTATCAATAATGCTAATAAAAATCCTAACGACAAAGAAGCGATTGAAGCACGACCAGATTTAGATTTTATTTATGATCTTAGAAATAAAGGTTCAATCAATTCAGCTCAATATGCACGACTTGTGCAAACTTATACAAAATCTGAAATTTTAACTGATGAACAATTTTTAAATGAATTAAATGTTCAAATCGCAGTTGCTGATAGCGTAGATAAAATTGATACCTTGCAAGAAATCGTTAATGCCGATCTAACAATTATGAAACGATTAAAGGTAGATGATTTAGTTAAATTTAATGAAATATTAAATAAATCTAAAGAAGATCGTAAAGGTTTTAGAGATTTCCAAAATTATTTAAAAATATTGCAAGCGGATGTAGGCGATCCAACAGGTGTATTATTTGCATCCAATAAAGATGCAGGCGATGCAAAAGCAAGAGCGGTCAGAGCAGCAGAGCGTTATAAGAGTTTTGTTTATGATGAGAAAATGAAACCAGAGGATGCTTATGTAGCAGCTATTAAAGATGAGCAAAAATTTATACCTAAAATTACTCAACTGCCACAACCAGAAAGATTTGCTTCAAGGTTTAAAGAATTTAATCAAGAAAATTATAAAAATAATTTTAAACAAATAAGAAAAGATTTAGCTGAGGAATATAAAACAGGTAAAATTAATTTTCAGACTTTAGACAGAGAACTTTCTCAATTTGATTTAATAGAAGATATTGCAGATATTAGTAAAGATAAAAATCTATTCTTTGGTTTTCAAGCACCACAAGATGACAAATCAAAACCAAAAGGCAGCATAAAACAAAATAAATCATTTTTACCTGGTCAATAATTTATGGAAGAAGAAAAAAATATAGGCGTTGGCAGTTTTAATATTATTGAAAGTCTTTATCAACCAATTAAAGATCAAGAAAAATTATTTGGAGATCGCAAATATAATTTCTTTAAAGAAAACAATGTAGATCCTGCAGAGCTGATTGGTATTACTCGTGATCCAAATGCTGCAATTGTAGAATTAAATAAAGATGATCCAAAAAATAAAGAAGTAAATCCTCTTTATGCAAAAGACGTTTATAACTTTATTGCCGATCTACCAGATCAAGCATTATACCGAATTGCTTTAGGTGGAATGAACGGAGCAAGATTAGGAGTTAATTTGTTTCCAACGATTTCAAGATTATTTGGAGCAGAACCAGGAGGCGATCGTTATAATGATATTTATAAATTTTCACAAGATGCTGACGAAAAATTAAAAAATATAATTACAACTTTTAAACAAACTTACTCTACAGGTTTTCAAGCAGCAAAAGGTCGAGATCCAAGTTTTGGAGCTGATATGTTAAGTTATGTAGCGCAAGATTATCCTTTTTTTGCACCAATCTATTCAACACTTGATAAAATAGGATTACCTAAAACAATATCAATTCCTTTATCTGTAGGTTTATCTTCAGGTATTGCCTTTGATCCAAAAGAAAAAAATGCAGAAGGAAAAAGCCAGAGTAGTTTTTTCTTTGATAGTGCATCTATTCAAGGTTTGAAAGAGTTCTTTGGCGCTTTACCAGATACTCCTGAAGGAGAAATATTTGATCGAGCTTACCAAGCATTTGAAACTACAGGACTTACCACTTTAATTGGTCCAATTATTAATACAGCATTATTTTTAAAAAGAAATGTACCAGCATTTAATAAAGCAATACCAGGTGGAGCCGTTGCAACAGGATCTGCAACTGCTATTGGAGAAATAACAGATCAAACAATTTTAAATCCAAAAGATGAAACAATGCAAAATCAAGAACCAACAATTCTTGATAATGTAAGAAGCAGTATCGATCAATTTGGAAATAAATTAACTCAGATTGGCGGTGCAATAAAAAAGGAGTTTAGCGGAGAGGCGATGGCTAATCCGCTGGTACCAAAAGTTGTTAATGAACTAGCACCTGTGTTTAAATCAGCAGTTGTTAATGCAATTGAGAGAATTCCAAACAAAGCTCCAGGCGATCAAATTTTAGGAACAATAAAAAATATTCCAGGCGTTACGCAGCAAGAAATGAAATGGATTGGACTTGATGATTTCTTAAAAGGAAAACCATCAGTAACAAAACAAGAAGTTTCTGATTTTATTCAAGCCAACAGACTTGATGTCAATGAAGTGCAATTGCCAAGAAATTTTAAGTCAAAAAAATCTGATGATGAAATTCTTGAATGGTTTAGAGATCAAAATGCCGATACAGGAGATAGTGCATATTACGCTTATAAAGAAATTCAAGAGGCAATAGCTAAAAATGGCGGTATTCGTTTTGATGACATTAAATATAATTTAATCAGAAATTCTAATAGTACTAAATATAACTATAACACAGAGCGGTTAATGTCAGATGCAGGATTATATGATGAATTTTTTTATTCAGGAGAAATATTGCCTATAAGTTTTTTTAGAAGCGAAATACAAAATCAATATAGAATTGGAGATATTTTTTTTGCTAAATCAAAAAAAAGATTAACTGACGATGAAAGAGATACTTTAGTTATAAATTTTATAAAAGAAAATGTAGATAATTTTAGAAATAGTCATGGTTCCGATGTTGATTACAGCGATGTAAAAAGACTTTTATTTTCTGAAGATGATTTCATGATGTTGCAAGACACAATAAAAAAACAAGGTCTTGTAATGAAGAATGAAGATAAGATTTTTCTTGATGAGGAAAATTTAAAGAAGTTTCATAATGAATATTTAATAAGATTAAATGAAGATGACATTCAAAATAGATATGAATTTGATTACAGAGATATAGAGGAATTTGTTGGTGGTTTTCAATCTACAAAATATGACAGATATACATTACCTGGCGGCAGAGATTATAAAGAGCTAATATTTACTTTATCAAAAGGTGGAAAAAATGTTGATAAATACTTTCCATTACAACAAGGAGCAACCACTAAACAAACTGCAGATAATTTAGGTTTAGATACAAGCGCTCATTTTAATATGCCTGGTGAATTTGCTCATGTTAGATTTAAAGAAAGAAATATAGCAGGTCAAAAAACTTTATCTGTTGAAGAATTACAATCTGATATTTTTCAAGCAGTTAAAAAAGAAAATAAATTAATTTTAAAAAATGCGAAAGAAAGAGCTAGTAACGATATTACTATCGACCAGGTCAATCAAAAATCATTTGAAAATGTAACTGAACAAGAAATTTTACAAAAAGCTAAAGCTGAGATTGACGACAAAACAATAAAAGATTTTCCTTTTAAAAATAATTGGTACGAATTAGTTACAAGAAGATTAATCAGATACGCAGCCGATAATAATTTTTCTGCAATTGCAATTCCAGAAGGCAGAGTAGCTGCAGCTCGTTATGGTAAAACTGGAGGATTTGTAGATAATGTTGAAGTTAAAGTTGGTGTTTCAGACAAAAATAATGAAGCTGGTTATCCAACTTATACTTTTATTTTAACTCAAAAAAACGGAAAAAAAGTAGTAGAAGAAAGAGCATTAACTGATGCTGATATATATAATATTGATAAAATTTATCCAAAAAATTATCAAGATATATTAGGTGATGCTGAGGATATTTTATTACACAGATACACAAAGGAAGAATTAAAGAACAAAACCTTTAACTATAAATTATCTGAAAAACAATTCATTGGAGAAGGTAAAGGTAAATTTGAATTATACGATCAAGCAATTCCAACTTATATGAAAAAATATGCAAAGAAATGGAATGCACCTGTAACTACAGAAGCGGTAAAGTTGCCTGAACAAAATGAAAGTATTAATTATGTTGTTTTAAAAATAACTCCTGAAATGAAACGATCAGTCCAAGAGAAATCACAACCATTATTTAATATTGTATTACCAGCCTTAACTGCTGGCGGTTCAGCAAAAGTTATATCGGATAATATGCAAAACAATACTATTTCTAATCCGACAAAAAATTAGTAAGAAATAAATATCCTCTCATATTTGTTTTTTTCCAAAACATAAATTTACAGAATGGCTATAAATATTGACAAAAAATTTGCTATTGATTTAGTTCAAGAAGCACAAAAAAAAATTAAAGGAATTGTCGAACAAGGAAACAAGAAAGTTTTAAAACAACCTGCAACACCAATTGGTGAGCCAAAAGTTGTAAGAGAAAAACAAGCTCCTTTAAAAGATAATGTAAAAGGTACTGAGGATTTAGATATTAAAATTAAAGTATCTAATGAGGATGCACAAAAGTCTATTGACGAATTTGTTAAATTAAAAAGTACAGGTGCTACTAAAACTGTACTCGATGATTTTAATATTGATAAATTTAATGACAAAGGTGATTTTCTTTTATTTATAGATCAGATTTCTAAGAAGTATTTTAAACAATTTCAAAATACTAAAGGTGGCGTTCGCACTAAAAAAGAAACGCAAGAGCTTGCAGATTTATTAGGTCAGGACCAGCAAAAGTTTATTGATAACTTTGTCAGACTAAGACCAGGCTCAACATTAAATGATGCACAAATATTAGCGGCTCGTGAAATATTTGTAGCAGGACATAAAAAATTAAACACATTAGCTGAAGCTGCCGTCAATGGCGGACCAGATGCACTATTAGCTTATAAGCAACATTTTGCATTAATGGGTGAATATCAGCGAGTATTAAAAGGTGTACAAACTGAAACTGCACGAGCATTAAATCAGTTTAAATATAAACCACGAGATACACAATTTACTAATCTTACTTTAGATGAATTAAATAAAATAAGATTACTAGAAGATCTTGGCGGAGAAGAGCAGACTAGAATTTTAGCGCAGCAATACTTAAAAGGTAACAGAGCGCAAAGAGTAGAAGCGGTTGACAATAGCAAAGGTTTATTAACAGCTACTTCTGAGGCAATTGGTGAAACATTTTTAAATGTTATTTTATCTAATCCTGTATCACACATTAAAAACACCGCAGGCAATTATCTTACACAAGGTATAACTGCATTAGAGAGAAAAATTGCATCAAGATTTTTTAGATCTGAAGATGGTATTTCACCATTTGAAGATGTGGCTGCTGCTTACGGAAAGCAGATGGCACGAGAGGAGATGTGGTCTTTAATTGGTAAAGCATTAAATACACCTAATTCAAGTGTCGTTGATAAAATTAAAAATATAAAAAATATTGAAATTCCAAATCAGCTGCAAGGTGAAAAGTTTGATACAGGAAATCTTGGAAAATTTACTGCTAGAAATTTTGGAATTGAAAATGAAGGTGTTGGCAAAGCTGTCGATATTCTTGGTAAGATTGCAACATTAGATCGAATACCAACAAAACTTTTATCAGTAACAGATAATTATTTTAAGAACCTAGCATTTAGAGAAGAAATTTATGCGCAAGCATATAGAGAAACAATGCAGGAAATACAAAAAGGAACTTTGAAAGCTGATGTTGAAACAGCTTCAACTTTTCTTGCAAATAGAATTGCAAATCCAAGTGAAAATGCAACTAAAGCAGCTTATGAAAATGCGCTATATGTAACGTTTCAAACAAAGTTAAAAAATAAGAATGATCAAATTTCTGATTTTGGAAATTTATTAATTAAATTTAAAAGTTCAACACCTGGTGCAGATTTTATAACTAATTATTATTTACCATTTATTCAGACACCAACTAATATTTTAACTTTTGCTTTAGAGCGAACACCTGGATTGAACTATGTTTTTTTAAGAAAATATAGAGAAGATCTTGCAGCAGGTGGAGCAAGAGCAGATATGGCAAAAGCAAAGATGGCTTTAGGTGCGATGTTCTATGCAACCTTTGCCACACTTGGTTATAATGGATTTACTGCAGGCTCAGATGTTGGATTAACTTCAAAAGGAAAAGGTGCAACTAAAGAAGCATTAAACCTTCAAGGTAAAACAGTTCGTATTCCAACTAATGATGGAGTTACACAATTTAATTACGCTGGCTTAGATCCAATAGCACAAGGTATAGCCATGGCTTCAGATCTTGGTAAAGTTATTCATACAATTTCAAATGAAGATAGTGAAGGCTTTGAGCGTTATCTTGCTCATGCTTTAGAATTTACAGCAGCTATTGGTGAAAACTTAGCAGACAGTTCTTATCTTTCAGGTGTTGGAAAATTTATAGATGATTACCAAAAGTTTTCTAATTACGATTTAGGAAAATTTGCAAAAGTTTGGGGTGCTAATTATGCCTCTTCTTTTATTCCAGCATTTGCAAAACCAGGAACAATATTCAATTGGTCTGGTGATGGTTATAAAAAGTTAGCAGTAGATTTAAACGAGTATGTTCAAAGAAATTTATACGATGCTAATCTAAATACTAAGTATGATTTATTTGGCGATCCTGTAAATAAAACTAAAAGTTATCCATTTGCTAGAAGTGAAATTAAATTAGATCCAATTCGTCAAGAATTTTTAAATGTAAATCCTGAAGTTACACCGATTAGACAAACTAAAACTTTTACAGTTGGGGCCTATTCTGCAAATTTACCACTTGAAACAGATGAGATTTCTTTTTTACAAAGAAGATCAGGTGAAATTACTAAACAACAATTAGAACAATTATTTAACAATTCAGAATATCAAAATTCAAATAGAGCTGACAAAGCAGCTCGTATTCAAAGAACAATTGAGATGTCGAGAAAAGTTGCAAATGATGAATTGTTTGCAGATCCAGGAGTACAAGACAGCGTGAAACCAAGAATTACAGAATTGTTAGACAAAGACGCATTAGAAAAAAACAAAGGTAATGTTTTACCTGAAAATTATTTTGAAAATATTATTAACCAAGCACAATAAATGACAATCTCTACAACAACAATTAAAGATAGTTACACAGGCAACGGCTCAACATCAGCTTTTACATATACATTTAAAATTGCAGATGATGACGATATTCAAGTTATTATTCGTGCAGCTAATGGAACTGAAACTGTAAAAACTAAAACTACACATTATACAGTATCAGGAGTTGGCAATAACTCTGGAACAGTTACTTTTACAGCTGGTAATATTCCAACAGCGACACAGACAATTATTTTAAGAAGATCAACTCCACAAACACAAGAGTTAGATTTAATAGAAAACGATCCACTACCTGCTAACAGTATTGAAACAGCTTATGATAAGTTAACTCAAATAAGCCAGGAGTTACAAGAGCAGATTGATCGATCAATAAAATTATCAAGAACCAATACAATTAACTCAACTGAATTTACAGTTGGATCTGCAGATCGTGCTAATAAAATTCTAGCCTTTGATGCAAACGGAGAGATTGCGGTAACACAAGAGCTTGGAACTTACAGAGGTAATTGGGCTACAGCTACCGCTTATAATGGTAGAGATTTAGTTAAAGATACATCCAATAATAATATTTATATTATTAATACGGCTCACACTTCTTCAGGAGCGCAGCCGTTAAGTTCAAATGCAAATACTGCTTATTATACTTTAATCGTTGATGCTGCTTCTGCGACTTCTTCAGCCTCAGCTGCTTCTTCCTCAGCCGCTGCTGCAAGTGCTTCAGAAACTGCAGCCGCAAGTTCAGCCGCAGCCGCAAGTTCAAGTGCTTCATCTGCAAGTTCTTCGGCATCCGCTGCAAGTTCAAGTGCATCAGCTTCTGCAGCCTCAGCCGCAGCCGCAGCCGCAGCTGCTGATAATTTTGATGATATTTATTTAGGTGCAAAGGCATCCGATCCAACTGTTGATAATGATGGTGATCCTTTAACTGCTGGTGATTTATATTTTAATACAAGTTCAAATGTATTGAAATATTATACAGGTTCTACTTGGTTAACTGTAGAAGCTACTGATACTAGTAATTTAGCAACTAAAGGATTTGCAATAGCTATGGCTATTGCTCTTTAAAAAAACAACTAACAAAAACAAAATATGGCACAAAACTTTAGAAGATACCAAGAACGAAATATTGGTACATCAACAAGAACAATGTTCACAGCAGATAGCATAGACACTGTTGTTGGAATTAATATTTCTAACACAACAGGAAGCTCAGTTAATGCTTCTGTGTTTATTACAAATACGTCTTTAGATTATTATATAATTAAAGATGCACCGATACCTTCTGGTTCATCACTACAAGTATTAGATGGTGGTGCAAAATTTGTAGTTCAAATAGGTGATGCACTAAAAGTAGTTTCTAACACAGCTTCATCTTTAGATGCTATCGTAAGCACAGTAGATGACATCAGCAATTAGGATTAAACAATGCCTTTTATAGGAAATAAACCTTCAGCAGTACCTTTAACTTCTGCTGACATTACAGATGGTATTATTACTTCTGCAAAGATAGCAGATGGTACAATCGTTAATGCTGATATTAATGCTAGTGCTGGAATAGTTTCTACTAAACTATCTGGTGTTGCTACACAAGAAACTGGAACTTGGACTCCATCATGGAGTTTAGCTGGTGGTTCAATAACATCTATTGATACAACAGCTTATTCTTATGTGAAAGTTGGAAGAATAGTTGTTGCACAAGTTCAGGCACATTTAAATACATCTTCTGGTTCAGGTGCTATTACATTTACATTACCATTTACAACATCTGGCAATGGTTCATTTGTAGGAACTGAATATGGTCAAGCTGGTTTAATACTATATGGTCAATACGCAGACAACACAACTGATGCAAGTATGGCTTATACTGGTTCATTTACTCAAAATGGATATTTTAGAGCAACTGTAATTTATAGGAGTGTTTCTTAATGGTAATAGATTTAATTGAAATAGTTACTGAATATAAATTAATTCAAGTAAGAGAATTAATTAATGATAAATATAACAGATATATTTTAGAACCAGATATGGATATTTCTAATCAACCACAAAAAGTTAAAGACATTTGTAATGCTGAATGGAATGAAGAAATTAAAAATAAATGGATTGCTAAAAAACAAAAAGATTTAGAAGATTATAACAATTTACCAATTAATAAAAAATAACATGGCATATATCGGCAAACAACCAACAATCGGAAACTTCGTCAAGCTAGATACAATCACAACATCTGCCACAGCTACCTATAATCTTACAAATGGTGGAGTA